ATGTTGTGGATAACACCTTGTGTGTAACAGCCAAAAACAAAGAGAGATCTGAAAAGTTTAAACTACACCTGTGGGATTTGGTGTCTGAAGACCACATTAGTGCAGAATTAAAATATGGACTTCTTAAGATCACCCTCCCAAAGAGAACAGTTTCTGATGGCAGGGAAATCCCAATCAAATAATGCCCATTTATGTTTACAAACATCCCGACAAAAAAGAATACAAAGAAGTATTCCAAGGGATGAATGACAAGCATGTTTATGAGGAGGGGGGCGTTGAGTGGAAGAGAGTTTTTCTCTCCCCCAACGCCTCCATCGACAATTCTATAGATCCTTTTAATAACCAGCAGTTTATAGATGCCACTTATAACAAAAAAGGAACAGTGGGAGACATGATGGACCTTTCAGCAGATCTAAGCGCCCAAAGAGCCGAAAAGGCGGGGGGAAAAGACCCTGTAAAGGAAAAGTTTTACAACAATTATGCCAAGGAGCGGGGGGGAGCGGAACATCCAAACCGCATCAAAGAAAAGGGCTACGAAAGTAAGAACGTAAAAATCGATTACGACTAAGAAGCCGTCCCGCTAAGTTTTAAACCTTTTGTTTCGGTAACCTCGAAAGAAAAGTCTGCGTCAAAAGTCATTTGGTTGTTAAGCGGTAGTGAGTAGCTATAAGAGGTTAATTTAGCATCTTCAATTTGGTAAGCCATTTTTTTAGAACCAGACGCTAAGACTAATTGGAAATCATAGCCCGATTCACTACCCAACAACCCTGTCAAGACACCACTCTCTAGTCCTGAAACCAACGACGATACCGAGAAGCTCCCATTCGCTGGCAGTGTGGCCTTCCTCTCATAAGCGAAGTCATTCCCCAATCCATAATTAGAAACTCTGGGGAGATCCACAGACATATTTACCGCTTGCACTAAATACACCCCAGAAAGGAGTTGTCCCCCTACTTGTATATTTTGAAGAGTGACACTGCTTTGTGTATCTGTTGGGTTAACTAAAACGGGAGCTGAATCGTCTGTAGTGTTATCCTCAAATTCCAACTTACAAAAACTTACGTTGTCATTGTTCCCACCTGTTAAGTTAATGGCTGGCAATTGCATGGATGTGCCAGTTACGTTTTCAAACAAAACATTAGAACAAATATAATTAGTGGAAACGATTGGGAGATCCCCTATCCCATAACTTATCCCATATGTTGTAGGATAACAATTCCCGAAAGCGATGGCATCGCACCCCGTTAGGTCTATCAACGTTTCATCAAACGTTAAACTGTCCAACATGTTAGAATCTTGATTAGGATCTATAAAAACATAAAAGTTGGTAGATTTTTCTGCTGTTCCCGAAAAGAGATTATTAAATTTACCATAAATTGCAGTCTCGCTTACAAATTTCCCATTATATTCATTAGAAAGTGCGGGTTGAGCTAGATAGCTAACTCCCAACTCTACATCAGGCTGTTGCATTATTTCGTTGGAAACAAACTCTTGAGAGCCTACTTGCTTTAAACCCTGATGGTTTAAACCAATAGAATAATTGAGTCCCTGAACCCCCATATACAACCTCAGAGGAACTCCATCAGGATCGGATGTAATCGTGTTAAAAGCTTGGTCAGCATTCTGCGCCGCTACTGCGGCGATGTTACTTTTTATAATATTTCTAGCCATTTTAACTATGTTGTGTTTTCGAGATCTGTATGGCCGATGCCGACGCAGAGATCATAAATAAGACCCGCTAAAGTTGCCGATTCTGTTTCAGTCAATCCCGAAGTTATACCGACAGATGATACATTTCCAACAGTGGTTCCCCCCCATAAAATAATGGCGGCATCTGATGTTTGTCCTACGGCTACGACATCATCCACCCCCTCTTCCAAAACTCTTTCCCCTTTGATTCTTGTAAGAACATAGTCACCAACCCCGTCGCCCTTCCTAGAAGCAAGAAACACGCCATTGTGTATGCCATCTGTGCCAAAATCACCACCCCTGAATTTGGTGTAAGTGGAAGAACCCGCTCTGAACCAAGGCTCCCATTCCTCAGGTGGTCCCGAAGTATGTTTCCTCTGCGACAACTTGAAGGTTTTGCTAGAACTCGCGTATCCGTTTACGTAATTTATAGTTGCGTCATCATCCATGTTTGTGCATGTGACAAAAGCCCCGCAGTCGTTCTTTTCTAACCCCAAACTCTCTACACTTGATGTAGTGATGAGCTTTTCGGTGCTAAAGGTCGCATAGCCATCATGCATGTCTCCAGCGACAGGGGGAATATCCCATGTTTCCACCTCGGTCGGATTCATCACATCGCGCAATCCTGCCGCAACCGAAAAACCGACCAACCACATCTTTTTGATTTTTGAGGATAAACCCTCGGTGTCGAGCGCGTCAAAAAAGTCTGATAGTGCCGCCTTCTGAACGGCAGTAAATGTGTAAGGATCAGTGGGGTGAGCCTCAACTTCCGTAAAATACGCCTCCGCATCTACATTCCAAGGGAATGTGGATGTAGGTATTACCCCGAGAGGATCTTCTACAAGCTCCACAGTTAGATTATTAGAATTAAAAGAAGTCCACGTATGGGTCCAGCTTGGACAATAGTAAACTTTCGGCCTATTATAAACAGAGGGAATTTGATGTTCGAATCTTCTGTAGCCCCCTTTGTTCTCTAAAAAGTGGAGCATACTCTTTAGTTGGAGGTCTGATATATTGCTGTAAGTATAGCTCATGTTAAACGTAGCAATATTGTCGTTTGTCTTTAAGCGCTGGGTAAAAGAGTTTTTATAGTTTAAAACATCTGCTTTAATTTGGACATCGTTTTGCGTTCCAATGTCAGGCTCAAAGAAAAACTTTTGCGACCACATAGAGGCTGTCCCTGTAGGACTATTTGTCTCAGAGGATGTGTGATCTCCACTACAATAATAAAAACTGTCTAACTTTCCGTTCAAGTTTCCATCTTCGTTAAAACGAAAATAAGTTACATCATATTTTTTATAAGATTCAGTTGAAGCCCAGTTTTGGAAGGGAACGTTGGCAAAATTGCCACCTGACCAATTAAGGAAAGTAGGGGCATGATCGACGCTAAGGATAGCTGCCACTTCAAAATGTTGGTTGTTTATAAAATTAACTGCATAGTTATCACAAACCCCCGAAACAGTTTTATAAATTCCACCATTGTCAGGAGCAAACTTTATAGGCAAATGGCCCGACTGACTTTCGAAGAAGGATATGAGGCTTTTAGCGTTCGCCTCATTCACATCATATCTGAGGGAAAATTTAGCCCCCAAACTATTTATCGACAAAGGTATTAAATTGTAATAAAAATCATCAGTTATATAGCTGTGATTAGTCCCTTGAAATTCAACCCTTGAACCATAAACAGGAGTAAGCGAAAGATCTGACAATTCAGCAGGAACTGTGACCCCTGAAATATTAGTATCTCGGTTATAAAATAAAGCTTCGCTCATGAGTGACCTACATAGTTAAGAGTTAAACGAACCGATCCATCTGCCGAAGCACTTAGCCGCTCGCCCACCAGCGAGGCTTTTGGAATGGTAAGATCTTGGAGGGAAGTTCCGTCTCTCCCGTTGATAGTAAACGAAACAGTTTTTTCTTCTTTTCCCGTCGTCAAAAAACTATACCCGCTCTCTAAAAAAACATCATCTACCTCTAGCTGCACACTGGCAGTATATTTAATGGGGGGTATATATTTAACTTCAACGGGAGTTTCGGAACCTATTGTATAGTAAGGCTTTCTCCCAACTTCTAAAGAATAATCAAAACCAACAACTCTGTTGGTGGTAGTATTATCACAGGTAGCTGTTATAGAGCCCTGACTTGGTATATATATTGTTTGAGTCTCCTCTCCCGAAGCGTTAACCCCACTTCTCAATTCATCATAAACAACCAAAGAAGTGTTAACTTTAGGGACAGATCCAACCGCGCAATTAACTGAATAAGAAGTTAAATAGCCGCTTTCAAATCCATAAGAGGCATTGTTATCGTAATTAAAACTCCCCGTAACAATATGATTGGCCCCCGTATAGGGCAAAAATGGATCATTAAAAAGTAAATTCCGAGATAAAGAAACCGTTTGAGAGGTGGCTCTACCAATGGTGGTTACCCCTTTTTGGTAGCCCAAAAGGTTTGTGGTATTAGCTGCGTTTTGATAGTCAACGTCTATCGAATTAATCCCAGACAATTCTCTTCCGTCGAGATAGAAACGCGATTCGTAATTTAGTTTTGATCCAAACATCTCTTATACCCTTCTCAATGAACCGCCGAGTCTTTGTTCTTCTGCAATAATTTGCCTTACACTGTCTCCAAGTCTAGCGGCGAGATTTTGGTCCTCTTCACCTCCGTTGGAATCTTGGGTTTGAGTTCCATCGGAATTGACGGTAATGTTAATAACGCTTTCTCCGTTTCTCCCCAATTCATCGCCAAGATTATTAATTGCATTAACGATGGCATCGCCACCTCCAGCTCCACCGCCAGAATTAAGAGCTGCAAGATTTCCTGCACCAATATTTTGTGTAGCGGCGGCATTCATTACAAACTCCCCACCCGAAACCATGGCGTCAACTGTATCTATTCCCGCAGTGGGAGAGATGTAGCCACCAGTAGCGAGATGACCATATTGCTCATCTAGAGCGGCTTTTTGAGCGTCGGTAAGACCTCTAAAATATGACCCAGGCTTATCCCGTAATGCCTCAACATAATTACCACTTCTATTAAAGGGACCACTCCACCATGCATTTAGCTCAGACATTATATCATTATTGCTACGTGGTGCCCCAGCATTACCGCCCCCCGAAAACACAGAACTCAGTCCTCTCCCCAAACCGCCTAAGGCTCTCCCGATGCCTCCAAAAAATCCACCGCCACCAGTCCCTGCGCCGCCGCTAGATTCCCCGACAAGAATTGCTCTCGGAATGGGCCTACCAGCGTCTGCAAGTTGCATGGATCTAGTTCGTTCAGCGCGGGTTATTGACGGGAGCTTCCCCCCTCCTCCCCCCCAGTTCAAAATACCACCATGTCTTGCGCCCTCAGATTCAAAACCTCCAATGCCAGCTCCCGTTGCGCTAAAAAGCCTACTGAACATTCCTTGATCCGTGTCCTTGCTGGCTTTCATCGACTCACTAAAGCCCGTGGCGAATTGATTAATACCCGCCGATATAACCGCCATCTTCAGAGCATTCTTGAATTCTTTCTTTCGTTGTCTTTCTGCTTCTTTTGCCGCTTCTTCAGCTTGAATTTGTTGGAGATAGATCCCAAAAGCTTGCCTTTTTGACTCTTGTTCCGCTAGAGATTTCTTCCCTCTTCTCCCAAAATGAGTTAATCGGACGCTTTGTGGTTCTAACGCTACTGATCCAAATCCAGCGTCTCCAACAATTTGGTCTTGCGCTCCCATAGTGTGAGATTGGGCCGCAAACCTCAAAAGATCTCTCTTGCCAGTTATTGTGCCTTGTCCATAAGTTCCTGGGGTGAAGAAGCCACCTTGTTGCATGGTTTGAATGCCCCCCCTGTTTAAAGCTTCAAGAAAGTCTGGGCCGTATCTTTGTACAGCGCTTTTCCTGAGAACAAATTCCCCACCCATTAACATCGTAGGAACATCGTCTCTGATTCCAGAACCACCTGTAACGGGGCCTCCCGTAGCTTGCCCCCCACCAAGGGCTCCTCCTAACCACCTAAGACCAGCGCCCAAGAAGTTACCTACACCACTGCCGCCGCCACCGCCCCCACCGCCTCCAGTGGGGTTTGGTAAAGCGCTTCCGACAAGTTGATCGACAGTACTTTTCATATAAGCCTTCGATATCATGGTGAAGTAATCAGTAGCGGCACTCCTAAGAATGTCCCCCAGATTCCCTCCCTGAATTATGGAATCAACCATAGCATCTGACATGGTGTTTTTGAAGTTTATCGCCGCCTGTTCAAGCGTACTGGCAAGAGTATCAGCCTGAGCCAAAGAATCAAAATCTGGACGCTCTAAAGCCCTGTCAAGAACACCCCTTTGCATGTCGCTGACTAGCTGGGCATCAGCTATAGACAAGTCTTGTAAAGGAGCCCCTTCTGGAGTTGTTGGATCAATAGCTCTAGCCCTCCTAAGGGCAGCTCGGCCCCGCGATGGCAATCCAACTTCCGTCATATCACGGGATTGTCTCTTTAATGCCTCTATAGTCTTTTCTGTTTCTGCCCCTAACTTGAGTCGAAGGTCAGCGGAAGCTTCGGTAGCATCAGCGCTCTGAATCAGGGCATCATAATCCCTTTGCAATGCGTTGATTTCCGCCCTCCTTTTTGTTTTTACGTCCTTTTGAATATCTCCCAAATCATCCAAATTTTTTATCTGAACATCTATTTTTTCTTGAATAGTTTTTGCTTGGGCAAGCTCCTCCTCACGATCCCTAATATCCATGGCTTGCATCCCCGCTCGTAACATAGCCCCCGAAACTCCAACCCCCACTGCGGGGCGTCTCGGGGATACCCCCCGTCCCATTACCACCCCCATGTTTTGCGCCCTTTCCAATAAGTCGGCCTCTGCCTTTCTTCTCCCATGTCGAGACAGGTCAGCATCTATTTGCTGTATTCGTCTCGCTCTAGCTTCTTGTTCTTGACGACCACCTCCAAACTGTTGTTGTAACCCTTGTTTCTCACTTTCAAGTCTAATTCTTTCGGTGTCTACTTTAAACACTGTCTCAAACTTCATCGCTGCCGCTGCTTCTTTTGCCGCCTCTTTAGCCTGATTCAGAGATTCTGTTAAATCATTGGCGGCGTCCTGCGACCTTCGAATCGCCAGCTGGCGGTTATTTTCATATTCGATTCCCTCAACTATTGTAGTGTTCCCCTTTACATAAAGCTTTACTATATTGTTTAACGCCTTGTCGCCTAGTTCTCGCAATTTAGTAGATTTTTTAAGAACCTCAATCATCCCCTTCCCGTTCGCAAGCTCCTCGTCTGATAACTCATTAATGTCCTCTATTATGGCTTTTAGCTCCCTTTCCGACAAATCAATTTCTTTTAAATCCGCAACCGATTTACCAATTAGATCAAGACGAGCGGCTAATACTTTGTTGGTTAGTTCCAATTCAAGCTTTGAGGTCTCGATGCCTCTTAGCACAGACTTATCTATAGTGGCCAATACCCTATAAGTTGCGAGCCGTTTTTCTAGCTCAAGAGTAGAACCTCTTTGTTGCTTGTTTCTCTGGATGGCAACCTTGAATTCTTCTTTAGCTATATCCAACACCACCCTTTTACCCTCCGCGCTCCTTTTATCATCCGCAAGCTCGCGTTTCTTTATTTCCTTTTGAATCAGCTCAATTTTAATAAACTCTGCCAGCTTCATTCCAGCATCCCCAAGGTCTCCTCCCACCCGCGTCCGCAGGGTGTCCAGCGCCTGCTCCTTCCCGCCTCTCCCCGTTGGCGATATTCCCGACCCCTCCTGTAGCAGCAGCGTTTCAAGGTTTTTTAATTGTTCCAAACCTCGGGGGTCGTCGGTAAATCCTTTTTGAAGCAAATTTGTGAAGCGCCCCAATTCTGGCGCAACCTCCCTACTCTTTTTCTCCAAGTGCTGAACAAACTTTTTAAGTTTGTCACCCGTGAGGTCTCTTCCAAAACCATCTAAGATTTTGTCAATATCCTCTGCCGTTGCGCCCAAGGCCATAAAGTGTTTTGCGGTGTCTGTGAAAACCGCCTCTAATTTGTCTCCAGCTTTTCCGCGCCCGAAAAACCTTTTTTCCTCTTGTTGCATGGTATCCTTCATCCCAAAAGGCAGCGTTTTTTGCAGGGGTTCGGTCGGCAACAGGCTTGGGAGAACCCCTAACAGATTTTTTAGTTTAATATCCCAGCCACTCCCAAGGGCGTTGGGCACCAGCTTTTTTTCCAACAGGTGTACTTTGGATTTAACTGTGTCTTCTGAAACCACCTCTCCAGCCTCTATCCCAAGTTTTGCTTGTGTGCTCTGACTTAGAGAACCGAATTGAACGGATAAATGTTTAGCGGCATCTGCGAGAGTAGCTACCG